GCCGACGCGGCCCGCTCCTCGCAGCGCAATCTCGAAATCATCCGGCAGACGGCGAAGGGCGCGCAAGACTCATGGAAGAACGTCCGCACGGGCATCTCGCGCCAAGTCTCCACGATCCAAACCGACTTCTCCCGCGCCGTGGTCAACATCATCCGCGGGACAGAGAGTATCGGCGAAGCGATGCGGAAGGTTGGCAACGCGGCGGTCGATGGCCTTCTGCGGATGGGGATTGAGTACGCCGTTAACGAAGGCATCAAGCTTCTCGGCAAGCTGCTGGCCAGTATGGGTGGCGTAGCCGCAAAGATTGGCGGCATTCTTGGCGGCGGCGGTGGTAATGGTGGCAAGTCACCGGGCGGGCAGAATCCTGCAAGCTCTGCCGTGTCCGCTGCCTCGGGCGGCATCTTAGGCATGGTCACCAGTATCGGATCGCTGGTGTCTGGAGTCATCGGGAACTTTCAAATGGCCGGGATGAATAAGACCCTCGACCTGATCGAAAAGGAAGTTCGCTATTCCCAGATTCACCTGCTGCACATCCTCGAAAAACACAACGAGTACCTCCCAAAACTGAAGGACATCTGGGACTCGCTGATCCGCATGGAGACGCGACAGATGAGCGTCGCTGGTGGCGGCGGCGCAACAGTGACCATCAACGTCAACGGCGGCGACCCGCGACAGATGCTCGAAGCCATCACGCGCGAACTGAAGCAGCTTGGAGTCATCCCGAAGTGAGCCTAGACGTCTACATCGACGGCGCCATCCGCGAAATCGCTCACTACTCGCTAAACATTGCGGCGACGGCCGGTCAGCGTGGATCGTTCAATATGCGCGTGATCTCAACGAGCGGCGCGTATCGACCTGAGCAGGGCCACGAGATAGAACTGTTCGACGGAGCAACCAAACTATGGGCCGGTTCGGTCGATGAGGTATCCGAGGTTTCGATCACTGAGGCGGGCTCAGCCGCGGGCGCGTTTTATGATATCCGGGGCATCACCTGGGAGCAGCGCTTGGACCGGCGGCGCTGTTACAACCCGAGCACTTCGCTGCCAGCGCATTACGACGGGACGTTTCTTTTCACGGCCAATCCGGCAACGGACACGCTGACGACGGTATCGGCGCACGGGCGCAGCAACGGCGACCGGGTGCGGGTGAAAGCGCACGCGCAGGGCACGCTCTGCGACGGCCTCGATGCAACCATCGAGTATTTTGTCATCGGTGCGACAACAAGCACGCTACAGCTATCCCTGACCAGCGGCGGCAGCGCGGTAGATATACTCGACGCCGGGACGCTGGACCAGGTCCTGCTCACCACGCGCGCGGGCGATGTCGTGGTGGACCTAGTGACCAACTACGCATCGAACGAGGGCATCGGCACCACGAACGTCGACGCGGGCGCGGTGCTTGACGTGGTGACGTTCGACGCCAACGCCAGCGTTATGGAAGCGATCAACGAACTCGCCCAAGTATGCGGCTTCGCTGTGTGGATGGACGAGGAGCGGGAACTGTACTTCAAGCCGCGCACGTTTGCCAACGCGCCGTTCAACGTCTCCACGACCAGCGGCAACTATCGCTCACTGCGAATCCGCCGCACGCGCGAGGACAAGGTAAACGCGATCCTCACCCGGGTGCCTTGGAACCAGATCGTGAGCGAAACGGAATCGTTCTCGGGTGACGGCACCGCGCGGACCTTCACGCTAGCGCACCGGTTGGCGCAGATCGTGAGTATCAGCGTCGATGGGCAGGTAGCTGAAATCGGCCAATTCCTGGCCGACACGGACCGCGAATGGTACTGGGAGTTCGGATCGACAAAGATCCGGCAAGACGCGGCGGGCGACGTGCTGACCAGCGGCAACACGCTCCAAGTGATCTACCAGAAACTCGGGGCCGACGTGGTGACTGCCGAGGACGCCACTGATATCGCGGCAACGATCACGCAGGAAGACGGCGGCAGCGGACGATATGAGCGTTACACAGAGCGGGAGATCGGGCAAGTCCAAGCATTCTTAGCGGCTGAGGCCGTGATCGCGGCGCGGAAGAATCCGGTTGTCGAGGTCGAGTATGAGACCGACCAGATAGTGGAGCCGCTTTGCGCAACGGTCAAGCCGGGGCAACTGCAAACCGTAGCGAACACTCCGCGCGGTGTGAGTTCGGCCACGTACCTCGTAAATGAAGTCTACCTGACGGACGTTGCAGGCCAGTATCTCAAGGCGCGCGTGCGGGCTATCAGTGGAACATCCATCATTGGCATCCAGGAGTACTGGAAAGCCATGATCGGCGGCGGCGCGGCAAGCAGTTCCATTTCGGGCGGCGTGTTGACGCCCGCGGCCCCTTACAGCACTTCAGGCGGCATCTATTACGTTGGCGGGGCTACGACGATCACGCTTGACCTGTCAAACGGGCTCACTCAGGAAATCCTACTCGACCGCGCCACCACCACGATCAGCGATGCCGTTTTTGGCACCGACCCATCGACGCCCGGAACGATGTTTACCGTGATTATCGAGAACGACGGTACAGACGGGAGAGTGCTTGTTTGGGGCGGCAATTTTCGCGGCGTTGGAGCTGTCGGGATCGACTCGACCCCGAATCTGCTCAACGTCTTTCAGTTCATGACAATGCGCGACGGAAAGCACGTCCGCTGTAATACTCCAGCCTTCGGACTGATCTAATGAGACTCCTTGCCCTACTTGCATTCTCGCTCCCAGCGCTGGCGCAGTTCCGCGTTAGTGACATAGCCATCTATCCGTCATCCAACGACGTCAGCACCGGGCAATTGCAATTTTTGACTCGGCGGGCAGACGGCAAGCTGGTGACGATCCAAGCGCCCACTACGGCCACCGCCTCCTACACCCTCACCCTGCCCACCGCCGCGCCCGCATCGAACGGCCACTGCCTTACAGGCACCACGGCGGGAGTGTTGTCTTTCGCGGCCTGCCCTGGTGTGGGCGCGGTCCTAACGACGACCAACCAAGAGGTCGAAGGCTTTAAGTATTTCGGCGTCTCCGGCGCTGATCGGCTCGTGATGTATCGAATTGCCGATAACCAGATGGGCATCCAGACGATGCTTGACGGGCAGACGGACCCAACGACGTACGCCTACGGGGGCGTCAATAATCAGCTGCTTCTACAGCCGCGTGAAGGTGTTGTGGGCGTGGGCGCGATTGACACATCGTTCCGGCTGAACGTGGCCGGGACGTTCCGGGCGGCGGGCGCGGTGACGTTGGGGAGTACGCTTGCTGTTGCGGGGACGGCTACGATCTCCTCGCACATCCTCACGACGTCGCCTTCGACGGCGGATATCGGGGACGCGACGAACTATTTCCAGACTCTCAACGTCGAAAACATCAACGCGGCCCCCGGTGGCGTGGCGGCCGCCTACACGAAGGTCCGCAAGCTGGAGATCTCGGACATCCTCGGCGGCACGGCATTCTGGGACCAACGGGCAAACGCGACGACCGTAACGAGCGCGTGGACTCTCCGCGACAATGGCGGCTCTCGTGCATTGCAAGCGGTACGGCAAGAGGCATCCAGCGCGGCGAACTATGTTCGCGTGTTCGGCGAACTCCGGCCCGCTCAGCGCGCCACGGCAGACGGCGACGCGGTGAACGACTCGGCAATGCCGACGCTTGGCAATACCTCCGCGCGTTGGTTGTCCATCTGGGGCGATGCTGCCACCATCACGAACGCATTGAGCGCGGGCTCCGCGACGGCCGGAACCATCACGGCGACGACTGCATTTGCGGGCGGCACGGACGGCGGGACGCCGATCGGCTCCTCGTCGGTTCGCATGGGGAAGATCTGGGGCTATGACGTGGATTTCGCGGGCACCGTGAAACTCGGGACTTCCTCGACCGTAGGCCAAGTCTGGACCGCCACCGGCACCGATGGCAGCGGCGACTGGGCCACGCCTGCTACGTCGCCGTGGGTGGTGAGCGGGAGCGACCTCTACTACAACACCGGAAACGTCGCAATTGGCGACACGACGACATCAATCGCTCGTCTGCTGGCGCGAACTTCCGACGTCAACGTCCTCGCCATCCACAACAGTGGAACGTCATCGAGCACGGCTGGCGCTGGGATTCAGGCGGCGATGGAATCGACGCCTTCCAGCGGGGATCGGCTCGCGTTCTACAGCTTCGGCAGCTTCGTCTCCGGCACCCGCTACAACGGCGCGTCGGTGACTGCCTTCACGACCCAAACCTGGACGCTTGGTTCGGCGCAAGGCACCGAACTGCGCTTGGAAACCACCGCCAACGGCGCGGCGACGCGGACAGCATCGGTAGTTGCCCGCGCATCAGGCGCGACCGTGGCGGGCTCCCTGGGCATCAATACGTCGACTCCAGCGCACGCGCTCGAAGTGATCGGAGCCACTGCGAAGGTTTACAGCGGGACGAATACCGCCGATACGACGCTCCACATCGGAAACGGAGACACCGGAGCCCCCGGCCAAGGTGCATTTCTGGCGTTCGTTGCTTCAGCCGCGACGCCGTACTTTTCCATCAATGCACTTTCGCAGGGTGTGGCTTGGCGGGACATCGCTCTGGTGAATTCTGGTGGCTCGGTTTGCGTGGGGTGTACATCTCCGTCCACGAAGCTCGACGTATCCGGCACGTTTGGCGCCAACGGCGCGGCGACGTTCGGTAGCACCTCGACCTTTGCTGGGGCCGTCGCAGTCGGCTCGACGGACCTGACCACGGCAACGCTGTTTAGCCGTGCTGCGGACGTGAACGGCCTCCGCATCCACAACTCCGGCACGCCTTCGCCATCGGGCGGCGCGGGCATCCAGGCGGCTATTGAGACCGCTCCGGCATCGGGCGATCGGCTTGCGTTTTATGCCTTCGGCCTTCGCACGGGCGGCGCGAACTACAACGGCGCGAACATCACGGCATGGGCCACGCAGAACTGGTCCGCTGGTTCCGCGCAAGGCACCGAACTGAGATTCGAGACGACGGCGAACGGTGCGGCTTCGCGGACGACTTCGGTGGTGGTGAATGCGGCAGGGTTGGCTGTGACGGGGAACCTGTCGTTTACCGGCACGCTGAACACGTCGATTTCCACAACGGAACTGGGGTATCTGGACGGCGTGACTGCGGCAATTCAGACGCAGTTGAATGCCAAAGGGAATCTCGCAGGCGGCAATAGTTGGTCTGGTAATCAGACTATAGGTGGGGTGCTGACTACCAACAGCACACTGATATTCAACGGCCTAGTCCGCCCGCTGACGGACCTTTGTTGCGACATCGGCGAAGCCGGGTTCCGAGTTGGCGGAATTTTCTACGCGAGCGCGGATCAGTACGGATCGCACCGCGTTCGCAACGGAGCAAATACTGCCTATCAGAGCGGCGGCACTCTCATACTTGAAACTGGCAGCACGATCAGTGCGGCCTCTGCTTCGATCAGTCCTGCCGAGGTCAGCTTTTTGGATGGCGTCACGTCGAACATTCAGACGCAATTGAACGGAAAAGGCTCTGGCACGGTAACGTCCATCGCAACGTCCGGCCCGATCTTCGGCGGGACCATCACGGGATCTGGGACTATCTCGTGCCCTACTTGCTACACCACGGGCGGCGGCACCATCAGCGGCAACGTGGTTGTGACTGGGACGCTTGCGGTAAACGGAACCTTGAGCACTGCCGGAGTTACGTTCGGCGGCAACTTGCTGCCGAGCATCAGTTCAACGTGGGAAATCGGCTCAGCATCGCAGCGAGTGGCCGGACTCTTCTACAACGGCGCGGACACCTACGGATCGCACCGGATCAGGAACGGCGCAAATATCACCCTGCAGAGCGGGGGGAGCCTGTTTTCTGATGCTGGATCAAGCGTAGATTTTTCCGGCACCGTCACGACGGGCGGCTCGGCCACGGCAACCGCTACCTATTCGTGTGGCGCCGGTGAAGCGATCAAGACTCTCACCGTGTCGCGCGGCCTCGTAACGGCGGCGACTTGCGGAACCCCCTAAACGACTTATGCGTACCACCCTACTACTCTTAATTTTCGCGGCGTTCGCGCTTGCCCAAGATAAGTCCGCGCTTCGCATTGTAGTCACAATGCCAGACGGGACGAAGCATGAATCTGCCATCACTGGCCCACCAGCCGCAGCCGGGCTGCAGATTCTGCAGCAGTCCATCGCGGCAGAACAGGCATGCGACCTGGACGGCGACGGCAACAATGTCAACTGCCGCGCGAAGTTCGCGAACCCCGCGCTGTACGTCCGCGCCCTCGTAATCGAGAAGGCGAAGGAGCTCGCGTTGCTGTATCCATCCTCCCAACTCAAGCCGCTGGTTGATGACCTGAAAGCCCGCGAAGCCGCTATCGCAGCCGCGCGTAAGGCACTCTTTGACGCGGCGAAGGCCCAATGATTTTATGCGTACCACCCTACTGACCCTGACCCTAGCGGCGTTCGCCCTCGCGCAGACCCCGCTCAACAACGAAGAAAAGCTCGCCCTCGAAAACGCGCAACTCAAGCTGGCGCTGCTCGAGAGCCAGAAGAAAGAAATCCAGGCCGACGCGCAGAAGGTCTTCGAGGGCGCTTGCAAGCGCGCCGGGATCGACCTTGCCGCGTGCCAGTTCGACCAGGCCACGGCGTCGGTCAAGAAGGCCGAAGCGGTGAAAGAAGTGAAGAAGTAATGAGTATCCGGACGTTTCTCATTGACCTGTTCACGTTTGCGGTCATCGCTCTGGCCGCGTGCTTCGCATGGGCTACGGTGGCTTCGGCGCAACCCTCCGACCTCTGCGGCCGCGAAACGAAAACGGCCACCGGCTACGTCAGGGTGCAGTGCATCGACTACCCGGCGGTCCTCCGCGCGACCGGCGCGACGATGTTTCCCACCGAGAAAGGCCAACAGGTATGGGTGCGGTCTTCCGACCCGACCATCCGCGCATATCGCATCGCCATGACCTACCGCAGAAACGGCCACCTCGATACGGTCGTGCAGTTCGCCGAGGTCCACCCGACCTACGACTCGGGGGCGTCCTGGGTGCTTGGGGAAATCGAGATCGTCAGCGTTGAAGTCACCGAGTTGCGGGAATCGGCGAAGGTGGCGGTCCCGTAAGGCATGAGCGCCTGGCGCAAGATCATGGCCGTGGGTTGTACTCACGGCCCATTGATATGCCCGGTTGCTGCGGCTGCTGTGCTGGAGTTCAAGCGCCAGTTCGAGCCCGATGTGGCCATCGACTTGGGGGATATCAATGATTGGGCCGCGTTCCGTTCCGGCGCGGGGGCTTGTGATCTTGACCAAGATCTAGTCGAAGACTTCGCGGCGTCCAAGCGTTGGCTGGAAATGTACCGACCCACGCATCGGTGCTTCGGAAACCACGACAACCGGGTGACGAAGCTATCGAATCACCCAAACAAGATCATCCGCTTTGCGGCATCGGCGTTGTTCAACGACTTGGCCGAAGTAGATCGGGAGAATGGAACAATCGTCAAGCCCTACCGGCAGCGCGGCGGCTGGCACCAGTTCGGCGGGACGCTTTGGGGCCACGGCTGGATGTACAACGAGCAGGCCATCCGGGATCACGCCGAGGCCTATGGGCGCTGTGTAATTGCTCATCTCCACGTCCCAGGAACTGCTATCGCTCGGAATACTGAAGCGGATCAAGCGTGGTGCGTCGGAATGATGGGTGACCCAGACAAGTTCGGTTATGCGGCAGATCGGCGGAATACGCTTCGCTGGAAGCACGGCATGGTCTGGGGCTACTTCAGCGACACGCACTCGCACTTATACCTCGAATCCTGGGACTGCAAGCACGGCGAGAAGGAGGATGTCCGATGGATGCTCTAGAAGCCCTCGCCCTACTCCGGCGCGAAATCTCAGGCAACGTCGAAACCGTCCCGGACGGATGGCGGACCTGCCAGCAGTGGTCCGAGGCTTGGGGCCTGAGCCGCCCGCATACGTCAACACTGCTTTCCTCCGGCATTCCGGCGGGCCGCGTTGAGATGCGCGAGTTCAAAGTCCAGACGCCTGCCGGGGTGCGGCGCGTCCCGCACTATCGGGTGAAGCCGTGATCCTCCGCGCAACCCTCCCCAAGAATCGCGACATCCCCGGCGAACTCGTGGCCCTCGACGATGGCGCGGTAATCCACCGCTGCCCGGTCCTGGGCCGCTCCGACAACGCAAGGGCGCGTCAGGAAGGCAACCCGACCAGGAACCCTCTGTTGCCGTTCGGCGACACGCCTACGGGGCTGTGGCAGTGCGGGAAGCGCGGCCCAGTGGCTCCGGCGTCAACCTACGGTGTACATGCGGTCATAACCATGAACCCGATCAGCGGGGACGCGCTGCGGGCGTCGAAACGCTCCGGCATCTGGCTGCACGGCGGGGCACCGGGACGCTCTGCGGCTTGGGCATACCTGCGGCCCACGTTCGGATGCTTGCGTGTGGCCGATGACGACATGCGGCAGATATGGCTCTTGGCGGCTACGTTTGGCGAACCCGAAACCATTGAAACATTGGAGACTGAAAATGTTTGATCGCATCGTAAAAGTCGGCAAGCCCGACATTCTGAAGAAATATCAGGCGACCTTCGCCGGGAAGCTAGACACCGACACGGCCACCGTGCAGGAGGGCCGGTTGCTCGCCGAGGAGCTTTCCGCGAAGTCCATGCGGTATCGCAACGGCATGGGCCTGCCGACGCCGTTGCTGATCGCTAACGGTGGCGGGCTCGGCGAGACGTACTTCGACGCCGAAGAGATGGTCCGCGAAGGCTTCCCGCCTGACAAGCCAATCCACCTGCACCTCCGCTACGACATGGGCACGTTCGAGCGCATGATCGAGGTCCACGACGCCGCCTACCAGATTGCCGTGAATGGCGAGGATGGCTACCGGCGCGTGTACAACGACCTGGAGCGGCCGTAATGGCTTGGGGCTGGCTGAAAAAACTGGGGCGCGGGGTAAAGACCGCCGCGCCCATCGCGCTGATGTTCACGCCGCCGCCGCTCAATGCGCTGGCGCAGACGGTCTACAGCGCGGTGACCGCCGCGGAGCAGGCGGGCGGCAGTGGCCCGGAGAAGCTGCAGAACGCCATGCGCACGCTCGAATGGTCCGCCCCGCTGATGGCCCGCGAAGTAGAGCGGCTGACGGGGAAGGAAATCATCGACGAGGAAGCCTTGGCCGACGCGATGCAGAAGCTCGCTGAGTTCCAGGTGCTGATTACGAAAGCCGTGGGAGGGAAGCCGGAATGACCGCAGCGAAAAAGATGATCCTGGCCCTACCGGGCGCATTAATGGGGGTGTTTCTGTCAATGAGCGTGGCACTGCAAGCACTCCTGATCCTGCAAGCCATCGACTTTGCTACGGGCTTTCTCGTGGCGTGGTCCTCCGGCGCGGTGTCGTCGGACGTATCGCGCCGAGGATTCGTCAAAAAGGCCGTGGCGCTGCTGTTGATCGCCGCGATTCATGCCTTTGTTGCAGCCCATCCCATCGGCTTCGACCTCGCAAGCATGATGGCGACTTGGTTCTGTGCCACTGAACTTATCAGCATCGCCGAGAACGTCGGCCGCGCTGGCTGGCGCTTGCCGAAATTCCTCACCGACGCATTGGCTAAGGTCAACGCGGAAACGAACAAATAGGAGCCCCACCCATGAAATACCTTCTCTACCTGGCCTTTGCCGGGGCGATGCTGCACGCGCAGACGACCGTGACTATCACCGACACTATCAAAACGCCCATGGGCGGCAACTGGAGCGGTGCGGTCGTCGTGACATTGAACAACCCGGCGACGAGTCAGCCGCTGTACGCTGGCTCGGAAACGCTCTCCGGCTGGTCGCAGACTGTGACCGTGGCGAACGGCGCGTTCAGTATCACGCTCTACCCCAACGACGCCATCACGCCCACCGGGACGTCGTACACGGCCCGCTATTCGCCCACGAGTGGCGCGGGCTGGTCAGAAACCTGGGTGGTCCCGACCGGCGCGACCACCATCCGCGCGATCCGCTCCACGACCGTGCCGACGCCAACCGTGCTGTTTCTGCCGTCGCAGATCCGGCAGCAGGGCGCATCTCTGGGGCAACTGCTCCGATGGAACGGCGCAGCTTGGGTGCCTTGGTCTCTGGTCGTTGGCCCGACGACTCCAGCCTCAGCGGCGGCAGCGTGTACGGCAGGAACCATCGCCGGGGATGTGGATTATCTGTATTTCTGCACTGCCAGCGGCGCGTGGAAGCGCGTACAAATTCAGACGTGGTAAAGCCCGCACTGCCGTAGATACTCGAGCCCCTGCCCTAACCGGCGGGGGCTTTTTTCGTTTGTAGACCATATTCCCGACGTCAGCAAAATGCCCCTGCCCTAACCGGCAGGGGCTTTTTTTATTTGGGGCGTGCGTTTTTCCCTTGCACATACTGTGGAGTATGTGTATTCTGGAGGTGTAGAGGAGATCAAGCAAATGACTGGCACTGTTAAGCAAATCGAATATGCAGCCGACCTGATGGCGCAGTATGCCGAAGGCGTAGCGACATGGAAGGCGATGATCCCCGCCGACAATCCGAAAGCCACGGCGCTGATCGCCCGCATTGATGCCGCGACCGCAAAGGCGCAGGCCTTGGCCGCCGGAACCATCATCGACATACTGAAGGGGCGCCGCGACGATCAGGCCACCGGCGAAGCGCTTGTGCGCTGGACGGCATTGGCGGTAAAGCTGCTCGAAGCGGCGTAAATGAAAAAGGCCGGGCTAGCCGCCCGGCCTAGTCCAACAGCAATCAACAAAATGTTTTAATCCACCGGCTGGGAGGCCGGAGAACCATGATACTCAAGACTACCGAAGACATCAAGCGCATCGCTGCAATCATGAGCGACGAATGCACCCACGAACAGGACATGACCTTCTGGGAAGGAACGGACGGCTACACCCACGCCACCGATGAACCGCGTGGCACATCGGCCGATTGCCTTGCCGCGATTAACTGCGGCGGCGGGATGAGCGCGGAATTGTTGGTTGAGATGCTTGCGCAGCGGGGCGTGCGATTGCCCACAGAGGCCTATCCCTAAACTCCCCGACCTCTCCCGCATCCCCCGCGAAGCCCTCGAAGCCGAACTGGCCCGCCGCAAGCGGCCACCAGGCAAGCCGCCCAAGCTGGCACCGTGCCCGCGGTGCGGCGCTGTGGTATCGGCCCGCCTTCGCCGCCGCCCGTGCCCGCATGACCCCGCCTAGCGCGGGGTCTTTTGCGTTTCAGGGGAAAATTTTCGCCGGTCAAAATTTGTTTCGTAATTTTTGTAGACAACCGGCGGTCACCTGACGTAATGTTGTCATATGAACGCAGAACGTAACGAAACGGCGCAAAACGGTACAAAACGTATTTGCGTGTCATTGGAGCCCGATCAGGTGCCGTGGGTAGAGGCCGAGGCTGCTGCACTGAAGCTCACCCAGGCGCAGTACATTCGAATGCGGCTCGCTCAGTTGCAGGCGGCGGAGGTAGCGGCGTGACCTCCGCTCTCCTCAATATCCCACCCGGCGAGGTGATCCAGTTTGCGTTTACGATGGCGCTGGTGATCGGCTTCGGGTATCTGATCATTTGCGACACCGGGAGGCCCCGGTGAAGGCGGCCATTGTAGTAGCCCTCATCGCCCTCGCCATGCTTGCCGGTGGCGTCTCCTGCGGGTATCACGCCTTGGCGACCCCGCACCTGTACCTATTTGAGCGCATGGCGTTCGGTGGTGTTGGCGCGGTGCTGATCTTCAATGCTGCGGTTGGCCTGCAACTCGCCTGGCAGGTGCGCCAGTGACCCGCCGCGCCATCGACTCCCAATCCACGGCCAAGGCCATGATCGAGCACTACATCCGCATCGGCGCGGTGGTGGTCGAGGAGCGGAACGAAGTGGAGAAGCTGCGGATTGCGTTGAAGAAGGAGCGGAAGCGTGCAAAGTGAAGTGGTGTATTTGCTGGTAGTGACAACAGTAGGCTTTCTGTTTGGCCAGAGCGGATATCAGGCGTGCAAGCACAAGCAGTGGTTTCGTTGGGATGTTGTGATTCTCCAGTTACTCGCCTACGCCATACTTCGCGCGGCGTTTCACAAGCCGTGAACCGAAGCGGGGGCCGCTTGCCCCGGCTTGGCTTCACTGCCACCCGCCCAGGGTAACAGGGCATAAATCACAAAAGGAGTAGGCGGATTTAGCTCGAACGTGTTTAGGTAACAGCCCCCACCCGACCCGGCCCGGCTGGCTTCGGCTAGCCGGAGGGTGGGGAATCCCGAGGAGAAACATATGAACTGGACATGGAAAGACGAACTCGAATCCCGCGCCGCGCAGGCGCAGCAAGCGCAAGACGAATCTGACAGGCAGCGCGTCTGCATGGCTCGGTTTCATCCGTCGCGTAAGCTTACCATGCGCGAAAAGTACCAAGACGACTGCATCGCATATCTGAAGCATCGCCTTCGTCGTTCCGAGCGCTGGGCCGACACGCTGCTGTGGTTTTTCTTGGCGTCGCTGTTTGGCAATATCTTTCAAGCATTGAACTAATCCGGCTTGGTCCGGATAGATCGGCCTAACTTACGAAAAACGAGGCGCTCGCCGTTGAGTCGCTAACCGGATTCGTGCGCTGTGGAAAGCGTGGAACCCTAGGCCGGTCCATCGGGGCCAAACCAACGAAGCGGCGCTCTCGCAGCGCAGCGGCCCCGTATTGTCTCAACGAGGAGTTATGGATAGAACAAAACACATCGGCGGGAGTGACATCGGTAGCGTAGTCAACGCCCCGCCATACGGATGCGCTCGGAAGCTCTGGTATCAGAAGCGAGGCATCGAGCCCGACTACGTCATCGAGTTCAAAGGACACCTGATCCGTGGCACGAAGCTGGAACCGCTGATCGTCGAGGAGTACACAGCGAAGACCGGCAACACGGTGCGGCGGCGCAAGACGATCCATGGCGAGAAAGACTACGAGATCGGCCAACCCGACCGGATTATCCTAAACGATCCACGCGGCCCTGGTATCCTCGAAACTAAGTCGGCCAACGAACGCAACTTTCGCAAGTTCCAGAAGGAAGGCCTGCCGCTCTCTTACCAACTTCAGATCCAGTGGTATATGGGGCACGCTGGTTATCGCTGGGGCGCGTTCGCGATTCTGGAACCGAGTAACTGGCGGTTCGATCACTTCGAGGTCACTTTCGACGCGCAAGCGTTCGACCTTGTTCGCGAGATGGTGGCGCAGTTCTGGGCAATGGCCCAGGGCGAAGGCGAGCCCGACCGCTTGCCGGTGTCAGATAAGCGCTGCCAGTCCTGCGAGTGGCGGCACTCGTGCCAAGGCGTTGCGCTGCTTGAAGCGGTGGACGCTGACGACACTGACGCCGAGATCCCGGCGCTGGCCGACTTGGCGCAGGAGTACTTGCAGCTCCGCGACGTTCGCGACGAAGCAGAGGAGGCGATGGAGTCGGTGAAAGAGGAGGCGACGCGGCTCCTGCAGGATCGTGCCGGCGCGACCGCTCCGGGGTTCCGTGTTCTGTACAAGCCGCAGACATCAATGCGCGTCGATTCCAAGGCGCTCAAGACCAAGTTCCCGGATGTGTACGAGGCGGTCGTCAAGCCGTCCGTGTCCCGTCCATTTCGCGTGTTCCCGGCGTAACAGGGAAGGAGAATAACCATGGCAACACAGACCGCTCCCCTCGTGGAGCAGATTCAACAGGCGCAGGCAGTGGCAGCGCAGCCGCAGCCTGAGCTGATGTCGTCCATCTTGGACCAGATCATTTCGGCATCCGATCGAGGCAGCGCCGAACACGGCGAAGCTCTTCAGATGAAGACCGACTTTGCCCAAGGCCTCATGTACGCCCGTGGCACGTCGGGCAGTGGCAAGAAACTCGACGCGGCCGATATTGCGATGCGTATCCGCTTTGGCCGTGAATTGGGCCTCAGCGCGTTTCAAGCGGCGCGGGGGATCTATTTCATCAACGGCATCCCGGCGATGATGGGCACGGTCCTGGAGCTGCTGATGCGGCGGCACGGCTACACCTGGACGTTCATCCAGCGCGACACGAAGGGCTGCATCCTTGAACTGAACAAGAACGGCGAGAAGGTCATGGATGGCGCGAAGCCTGCCCGCGCGTCGTTCACCGAAGAGGACGCCAAGCGCACCGGCTACGACAAGAAAGAGACGTACAAACAGGACCCCGAATCCATGTACTACTGGCGTGCCCTCGGCCGCCTTCAGAAGTTCTACGTCCCCGAGGCGACCGAGTACGTTTCGGTTCTGGCCCCCGGCGAACTCCCGATTGATGAGGTTGTCGCGGCTACGGAGTCCCGCATGGGCGAGGCGACTGCGGCGGCGGCGCTGCGCGACAAGTTGGCGGCTGTGACGCAGGCTCCGGTGGCTGAAAAGGTGACGGCGTGAAGTACGAAGACGGCCAGTATTACGACGGCAAGATCATCGGCATCCGTCACAAGAAACTCGGCGAGCGCGAGACGCAGGCTCTGGAGTTTGCACTGGAGATGTCAGATGGGCGGCAGGACAGCGTAATGAAGTTCCTGAGCCCCAACGCTCTGCCGTACACCAAGGAACGGCTCGTCGATCTTGGCTGTCAGCCGTCCGACCTTACCGGGCCGGATTGGCTGCGGAAGATCAACGCCAAACTCGAAGGCGTCGATGTTCGCTGCAAGGCCAAGGCGAACGATAAGGGCGTGCGGCTGGAGGATCTGTATCTGCCGAAGACCGGTGGCGTGGTGATCGAGGGAGCGGCGAGTCCGTTCGATGCGGTGGCTGATGACAACATTCCGCCCCACGCTTGGTGACGACGACCTCCCCACCAGCGACCGCCACAACTACGCCAGCCCCCAGTGGCTCTGGCAACCAGACACACAACCCCCGTCCGATGCGGACGGGGTGGAGGAAGGAGGAGAGAAAGATGGAAGTCGGATCGAGAATTACCCTACAAGACACGTTTATGAGCGCCGCGATTAAGGTTGCCGAGGGCAACCCCGGCGCAATCACGGCCATCCTTGAGCTGTGCAAATTGAGCCCTAGCGTTGATCCGGAATCGTGGTCTAGGAACTTTGCGCCGTTGTTTTCGCTGGACACGCACCGGATCTATGGCAGCAATGTGTGGCGACTCTACAAGGACGCGCACGACTGTAGCGCGCTCAAGACATTGACCACGTTGCGCTGTATCCAGATGGGCATTATCACCGAGCGGGAGGTGTTTGCCGCGATGTCGCGGGAGCGCAAACTGGACCATGACGATCTCTTGAAACGGCTGCAAGAGAAGCTGCCTTCCTTCGCTGCCGCCACGGAGGCCGCATGATCCCCGCCCTAGCCCTCCTCGCGTGCTTTGCGGCGATGCTGCCGTTCCTCCGCCACCGCACCACCGGACGCGATGGGCTGTATCACTGCATCCTGTGGCTCAGCGTGGCGGTTGGCGCCGTCTCCCGTGCGCTGTTCGCCCTCGCTGAAGGCTACGCCCGGTTCCGTACCGGCGTCGATGCTGCGGCTGCGGCGGCGCGGGGTGAGGTCGTGGCGGCGTGGAAAGAGGCGGAGGTGGGGCGGTGAGTATTGACCACGACAAGATATCGCTGATGACGGAGATTGATTCGCTGCGGCGGGGCTGGCTGGCTTGCGAAGCCGAGCGCGACGCCCTCGCCGCGCTCGTGGTCGAGTTGCGGGGGGCGCTGGAGGTTTTTGCACGCGCATACCGAGTTAGTATGTTGCCTTTTGCTCCCGGTATCGACGAGGCGGACGGGGCGCATCATTGGATGCCTCATGGCTGGCCGTCAGTCGCCGACTTTAAGCAGGCCAACGCCGCCCTCAGCCTCCCCCTGCCGGCCGCCGCCGAGCGGGTGAAAGAGTGGCGGGAGAAGGCGGAGTTGCTGGATTGGGCCGCCGAGCAGGAGAGCACGATTTACTACTGCTACTCCGAAGACGGCGACGAGGACAACTACTGGAGCGTCGGGCAGCACGAGGCCGCCGACCTTCTCTCCGCCCTTCGAGCGGCGCGAGGTGGACGATGAACGAACCCAAGTGTATTCACAACAACGGGCCGGAATGCTTGCAATGCAAAGCCCTAGACATTCCCGAGGTCGAAGAACTAGAGCAGGCCCTCCGCGCCCGCATCGCCGAACTGGAGGCCGAGCGCGAAAAGCTCCGGTTTGATCTAGCCGCCACGCTGACCCACTTCGATGAGGTAGTCAAAGAACGCGACGCGGCAAAGGCCGAGGCGGAAGGCTGGCAGGAAGCCGTGTATGTCAAAGACAAGCAGCTTACCGAGTTCATGGACTGGGAGGATCGATTTCTCCGCGACCTCGACGCCGCCCGCGCCGGGGAAGCTCGGGCCGTGGAGGCGCTGAAGCGGATCGAGCAGCAACTGGAATGGGTCATCGACAACGGAGACACCTATCAGGCATCGGCCTTGATCGAATTTGTTTCCCGGATTCGCGACAACTACTTCTCGATCTCCGCCCAACCCGCCCTCGCCTGGCTCGCCCAAGTGAAGCGCGAGGCGGCGGAAGGGGCGTGGCGGAGCGCGATCACGCTGGCCTACGGCTGCCACGATTACGGCGGCGGGCATACCGGCGAGAAATACGAGGCGTTTCATCACGGCATCGACACGGTTATCCGAGTTCTCGAAGCCAAGCGAGACGGAGACGAGAGCTTACAGATGAAGGTCATTGAGCAGGTTGGGGCCGCTGCGCTGCTGCCAAAGGAAGGAATGGATGAGTAACGAACCGAAGTCCACGATTAATGTTAGGTCAGCCTTATTGACCATAGGGTTCTTGGTTGCTGTGTGGGCTCCTCCTTTGTTTTTCATCCGACCGGAACCGCCCTGCAAGGAAGAACGTGCCGCCGCGCTTCGGGCGGGGCAGGGGGCGGGGGATGCCGAATAATCAGCACGCCGCGCGGCTGCGGGAGATGGCGGAACAGATGCCGAGCATGGGCCAACGCACTCGCGCCGCCCTGCTCGCCGGGGCCGAGGCGCTGGAAGCCGTCGAGGTGGCGAAGGCGGCGCTGGTGGAACTGAAGAAAGAGTACGAAGGCGCTGGCATGGCAGACGAGAAACGGAAGGTGACCTACAAGTGGTCACTGGCGCGGATCGACGCCGCCCTAGCGCGGCTGGAGGGGGAATAGATGCTGAGTAACTTTGGCGCTTGCTTAGTTTATGCCGGAGTCGTGATAGCGCTTCTGGGCACGGCACTAATGCTTCTAGGATTGACCGTCTATCTTTTGGGGGCTTGGCATGACTAACGAGCAGATCGCCAAGCGCCTAACCCCCGCCACCCTCGACGCCCTGGAGGCGGCGCTGAAGGCCGCGACAGAGGGAGATTGGTTTGTAGAGAACGGTGCGCGCAGTCGCGAGGTATGCTCGGCTGCGTTACTTGATGGCAAAGGCCGCATAATCTGCGACACGTCGAACGCCGATGACGTCATGATCTTCGAGGAGCCTGACGAGGACTCTGTTTACTACGTCGAGGGAAACCGCGTAAAGGATCTCGACTTCTGCGCCCTCGCCCACAACGCCCTCCCCGCCCTGATCGCCGAGGTGCGGCGGCTGCGCGAGGCCGTCCGCTGGAGACCGCTCAGTGAAGCCCACGAAGACCACGGACCTGTGATTCTCATGGACATCAAGGACCCAGGGTTCCAGATGATTTCGCACGTTTGCGCCGAAACTTGGCCAGATGACATTGAGGGCATGACCCACTTCGCCAAGCTACCGCCGCTGACCAACGAAGAGGCGGAGGAGATGCTGGCCGCCCTGCCCATGCCGCCCGCGCCGGAGGGGACGGATGCGTAAGCGCTACCGCATCAAAGGCTATCGCCCGATCGACTACCCCGGCTGGCTGTACTTCGTCGTCGAGACAAGCAGTCCGCTGTATCTGGTCGATGACCTTTCGTGGGAACAGGCCATACTCTACGTCCGGGAGCGACTGCGGAGGACTTATGCTACGCCGCGTTGACCACGACGACCCCGCCATCGAGCGCACCCCGCGATGGCAGATCGAAGAGTACAGAGAGGAGCAACGAATGGAGATCAAGAAACTAACCCGCCCCGCCCTGCGATCCGTCCACCGGATCGTGTGGCACCCGACGATAGGCGACGTCACGCGCAGCAACGTCCACGTCACCGTCGAGGCCGTGACATTGAAAGGCCCGTGGCTGCGGGTGCCGGGGCAGCCGGTGATCGTGGTGGATTGGGAGACGTGGGGGAGGATGGTGAATGCAGACGCGTGACCCCCGAATCGACCCGCAGCCGGGGGATGTGGTGAAGAAAGGCAAGACCCGTCGCGTCAATCACCGCAAGGGCGACGAGGTCTTTTATATGAGTGGTGGGTCCATGGTTGAGCGGTCTTGCTGGATCACAACCTGGCAGGACTGGTGCCGTGATGCGGAGGTCCTCCATGCCGCGTAAGCCCCGCACCCTCCGCACCACTTGCAGCGTCTGCGGCGCGCCCCGCAAGGAGAACAGCCGCCACGCCCTGTGCGAAACCCACCAGCGGGAAGCCGAGTCCCGCAACGCGCAACGGTGGCGCGAACGGCACCCGGAGAAGCTCCGGGCCATCCGGGATGCGGAGAACGCGGCGCGGAAGCGGGAACGGAAATCACGGGTTGTCAAGGTCAAGCCGGTGCGCGTCGCCGCCCCCAAGCCCAAGCCAGTCGTCGTGCGGCCGTATGTCCCCGATGTCCAGGTCGTCATCGGCCCCGAGGCGATCGAGCGGGTGCGGCCGGTGGATGTGCGGGGGCATAAGGTGACGCGGCTGGCTCCGGTGCATGGGTGGGGGCGATGAACCTTTACAACGAAATCGACCCCTACGCCGCGCAGTGGCTCCGCGCCCTCATCGATGCTGGCGAAATCCCGCCCGGCGACGTGAACGAAACCCCAATCGAGGAACTGAATGCAGACGACCTTATTCGATACACCCAATGCCATTTCTTCTGCGGAATCGCCGGCTGGCCCCTTGCCTTGCGCCTCGCCGAATGGCCCGACGATGAACCAGTCTGGACAGGCTCCTGCCCCTGCCAGCCCTTCTCGGTCGCCGGGAAAGGCCTCGGGGAAGACGACCCGCGCCACCTCTGGCCTGCGTTTCGGAGACTCATCGCCGAGTGCCGCCCTAACGTCGTCTTTGGTGAGCAGGTTGCGGGAGCGGCTGGATTGCGATGGCTCTCTGGAGTACAAGCTGACGTGGAGGAAGATTCGTACCGCCTGGGGTTTGCGGAGTTATGCGCTGCGGGCGTCGGCGAGAAAAGATGGACTGCTGTTGTTGGCGAAGACGGCAGGGTTGAATGGGAGGGCGACTATGTTGTTGGGGCGCCCCACATCCGGCAGCGGCTTTTCTGGGTGGCCGACCACCCGGAGCGAGGACGCGGAGAGCAGCGGGGCGAGGATCAGCCGAGGAGTGGCGGATACGCTGACGGCGGTGGCGCGACTGGCGGGGTGGCTTTCTCCGACAAAGCAGGATGCGGCGCACGCAACACTCTCACCGGCGCAGGCGAATCGAAATGGCAGTTTGGTAAATCAGGCTTACCTCTCCGGCTGGACTACGCCCAACGCCCGCGATTGGAAGAGCGAGACGGGCAGCGAGAACAACAGCTACGACAAGTCGCCGAACCTGTCGCGGCAGGTGCTGGCGGGGTGGGAAACCCCGACGAGTCGCGATCACTTCCCGGCTCACAGTCAGGAATACGTGGACGACAAGAAGGCGCAGGGGCACGGCATGGCGAACTTGAACGATCAGGCGGCGCTACTGGTGGGTTGGCCGACACCCATGGCGGGCTCTCCAGCAACGGACACCTACAATGCGGCGGGGAACAACGACTTCAGTCGCAAGGTGGCCGAGGTGACGCCTTCTGGTCCGACTTCGACATCCTCCCCTGCCTCGACGGCAAATCGCGGCGCACTCAATCCGGACTTTTCCCGCTGGCTCATGGGGTATCCGGCCGCGTGGCTGTTCGCCGCCCCGGTAAAGAAGAACACTGGTACTCGCGGACGGGAACGCTCCGGGGCTTCGGGAACGCCATCGTGCCCCAAGTAGCGGCGGAGTTCGTGCGGGCTTATATGGAGGTTCGATGAGCGCAGACCGATACAATCTCCGTGAGGCCATCTCTATGGCCCCGGAGGATGACATGAAACGAAAGGGCCAACAAAAAGGCACCGTGCGCGCCCGTGGCGACAAGTGGTACATCGAGTACCGGGAGATGGTGGCCGACGAATCCGGCACTCTGCGGTGGCGGTCCACCAGCAAGGCAGTAGGACCGACGACCGGCCCCGAGCGGCTGACAAAGCACAAGGCGTGGGAGAAGGGTTATCGCGAGTTCGTTGCGCCGGCCAACGGCCTGACGATCACGCCCGGAGGGACGGCGACGGTGGCGCAGTTCATCGACCTGAAGTTCCGGCCGGACTGCATGATCGGGCTCGCCAAAGGAACCCTCGACACCTACGAAGGCACGCTGTCGAAGCACATCATCCCGGCACTCGGGCATGTGCAACTGCGCGACGTGTCCCGTTCGATGGTCCAGACACTCATCAGCGCGAAGACTCGCTCCGGACTCTCTACCGAGTCCATTCGGCGCGTGCGGAACCTGATCCGGCTGATCTTCAAGCACGCCAAGCGGCTGAACTACTTCGCGGGCGAACTGCCTACCGAGGATCTGGTCATGCCACGGCAGAACGCCGCACAGCGGAATCCGCTGACGGCCGAGCAGGTTGACCTCATCAAGTCGTTCTGTGACGGCCGCACGCGGTTGCTGATCGACTTCCTGCGCTCGACGGGCGTGCGGATCAGCGAAGCGTCCGGGCTGCGTTGGGACGCCATCAACCTGACCGACTCGGATATGTGGCACGACGGTGAGCGGGTGCCGCCGTTCTGCGCGTTCATCTGTCGTCAGTACACGCGGGCCGAGATGAAGACCGTCAAGACTTCGAAATCACGGCGCATGGTCCCGTTGACGACGTCGCTAGCGGTGCAGTTGCTGGAGTGGAGCGGCAAGCGGTACGAGACGGTCTTTGCGGGGCGCGGCGGGCGTCCGCTGTCGGGCAAGAACCATTTACGGCGGGTGCTGGCTCCGGCGGCGGTCAAGGCCGGAGTGCCCGGTATCGGGTGGCACCACTTCCGCCACACGACGGCGACGGCAACGGATACGGTATTGACGGAAGCGCAGCGCATGAGCCTGCTCGGGCACACGCGGAAGTCAACAACGATGCACTACACGAAGGCCGACTTGGAAGAGATCCGGGTTGGCTTGGAGCGGATTCAGTGAAGGTCGGGCGACCCTTATTGCTGGCAAACTGCTGGCAGACGCCCAAAGGCATAGAGGAGAATGAAGGAATCAAACGAGTTATCGACGCAATCAGCGACCAACCCACGACCTTCTAAGTCGGGGGTAGCGCGTTCGAACCGCGCCGAGTCCGCCAGAAACAAAGGGGTTAACGCTGATGCGGTGACCCCTCCCCCGCCTGAAACGCGAGGTCGGGAGACGCTTAATGCTGGCAAAGTGCTGGCAGGCACCGCCGCCCAGGTGGCGCGGCTGAGAGAGATGGCGGAACCACTGAAGCGGCGAGCGCAGGAGTACGCGCGGCAGGCAGCGGCGTCGGACAACGTGGGGATGACTGGCATCGCCCGTCTTGAAGCGCAGATCGGGGCTGAATCAGCGATGGGCGCTGCGGCTATCTCCGCCGCCGCCGACGCCCTGGAGCGGGAGGCGTGGTGCGAGGAGATGGGGGCGGATGTGGTGTATTCCGACCACGAGGCCCAGTGGCAGGTCTTGTGGGACTCGGGCGACGATATCCAGCAGGTTTCCGCCCCCACCCGCAACGCCGCCATCGACTCGGCACGAGGCCCCCAATGACCCCCACCAAACCCCATCCCCGATCCCGGCGCACGGCCGCAGACCGCGCCCCGGAGATGACCGTCGAGGCGCTGCGGGCGCGGGCGGAACGGTGTCGGGAGCACCTGGAGGACACGTTGGAGGCCGTGCGGCGGTGGGATGGCCGGATGGACTTGGCTCGGTTGCGCTGCCTACGCGGTGACCTGCGACGGGCGGACCTGGAGGCGGAGATGGTGATTGAGGCGGTGGAGAAGTTACGCAGGCGGGCGGCAGCCGCATGACCCGCATCATCATCCAGCACGAGCCCGACATCCCGTGGGACCTCGTGTCTCGCTACGTCGGCCGGGCCATCGACACGCAGGCGGACATCATCACGTTCGTTGACCACATCGAAGTCCTCCGCCGTCCCGCCCGGCCCGACGTGCAGGCGCAGTCGTTTATCGTGCGGCGGGTGGCGCCGCAAACCACATAACTAAACCTGCCGTGTCAGTTTCTGTTTTGCCGAAGCTGCCTACGAGGCAGGGAGCACCCCAAAAGGAGGGGAGACGTGTCTACTGTAACAGAAAATGACGTCGAGGCCGAAATCCTACGGTTTCTAGTGCGCCATGGGTGGATCGTTCGGCGGCAGCATTCGGGCGTGTTTCGCACGAACGCGGGGCACTCCGTCCGCATCGGCGAGAAGGGCATGGCCGACTGGTCAGCGATGAAGCCCACCGGACGCGGCACGGTTCGATACCTCGAAGTCGAGGTAAAGGCACCAGGCAAGGCGGCGCGGCCGGAGCAACGAGAATACATCGCCAAGCGCAAGCACCAGGGGATTTCGTGCTGCGTGGCGGATTCCGGGCTGGCGTTCGAGACGTGGTATTTCGCGGAGGGGTTTGAGTGATGAGCGCCCAATGGTTCATTTACGCGCTGACAGACCCTAAAACAGAAGCCGTCCGTTACATCGGCTATACCGCTAACCCAAAGAAGCGTTTGTACCAGCACATATACCACTGCAATGGAAAAGATAGCCACAAAAACAGCTGGATAAAGAAGCTGCTATCCGAAGGGAATTCGCCGAATCTGGTCATTCTTGAACGGGGCGATGGGCCATGGCAGGAGCGTGAGAAGTACTGGATACAGCATTATCGAAATCTTGGCGTGCGGCTTACCAATTCGACCAATGGTGGCGATGGTGCGTGCGGTTTGCTTGTCAGCGAAGAAACCCGCCGAAAGATCGGCAATCAGTCTCGCGAGAGTAAGCGATATGTAAATTGGATTAACGCCGCCATAAGTTCAAACATAGGCAGGAAGCAGTCAAAAGAGGCAATCGAAAAGCGAGTAGCCAAGGTCATTGGCCGGAAGATGTCACAAGAAACTAAGGACAAGATCAGGGCGAAAGCGCTTGGCAGGGCAGTATCAGAAGAAACTAAGGCCAAGATGTCTGCTTCTCACGTAGGTAAAGTCAAGAGCGAGGAAACGAGAAAGAAACTATCTCGGTCCTTGATGGGGCGCCCAGTCAGCCAAGAGCTACGGCAGCACTTCTCCATCACTAGGAAGGGTATCCCGTGGTCGGATGAGCGCCGAAGGAAACACGAAGCAAAAAAGGCGGTGCAGGCATGAGCGGACAACAATTGCGGCCATATCAGCAAGCAGCCATAGAGCAGGTTCGGGTAGCGTTTTCTGACGGAGCAAGAAGGGTTCTCCTAGTTGCCCCCACGGGCGCTGGGAAAACCACAATTTCCGCAAGTATCATTGCCAGCGCAGTGTCGAAAGGTAGAAGGGTTTGGTTTTTAGCACACCGATCGGAGTTAGTGACTCAGGCCTCTACCCGCCTCGACCAGTTCGGCATCCGTCACGGCGTCGTGATGGGGCAGCACTGGCGCGACCGGCCGCATGAGCTCGTGCAGGTGGCATCGGTGCAGACTCTCATGAACCGGGACTTCGACGTTGCGCCGTCGCTCATCATGATCGACGAGGCGCACAGGGCGACGGCGAACAGCTATCAGGAAGTCATCCGGAACGCTGGTAATCCATACCAGATCGGCCTAACCGCTACGCCGATCCGCGGCGACGGAAAAGGCCTCGCGTCGATGTTTGACGTAATGGTGCAGTGCCCGCCCATCGCGGAGCTGATCCAGCAGGGGCACCTCGTTCCGCCCCGTTCCTTCGCTGGTCGCCGCATCGACCTTCATGTCGTCCGGATTGCGGGTAACGACTACGACCGGGACGAACTGGCCGATGCGATGAACAAACCGCACCTCGTGGGGGACGTCGTGACGGAGTGGCTGCGGCTAGCGAAGGAACGGCCGACGATGGTATTCGCTGCGGGCGTGAAGCATTCGCGGACCATCGTAAATGCGTTCCTGGCCGCGGGCATCAAGGCGGCGCACCTGGACGGGGAGACCCCCAAACAAGAACGCGAATCTATCCTGCAGCGCCTGGCCGATGGCCGCGTCACCGTAGTCAGTAACGCCATGGTGCTCACCGAAGGCGTAGACGTGCCCGTGGTGGCTGCCGTCGTCCTGGCGCGGCCGACGAAGTCGAAGGGCCTGTATCTGCAGATGGCGGGCCGCGGGCTACGGACGGCACCGGGGAAGGCGGATTGCCTGATCCTCGACCATGGCAACTGCACCATGGAGCACGGTCTGGTGACGGCGGAGCAGAACTGGCAGTTGCTTGACGATTCGACGCGGAAAAGGGGCAAGCAGGTTTCGTATGCCGAGACGTTCAAGGTTTGCCCGGATTGCGGGGAGGTTCACGAACTCCAGGCCGACGTGTGCAAGTGCGGGTACGTTTTCGCCGTTCGGTCCAAGCAGAAGCAACTGAAGGTCTACAACGGCGTACTGGAAGAGGTCAACGAGAAACGCATCAGGGATTACACCGAGGCGCAGCGGAAGCGGAAGTATTTCCAGCTACTCCGCGACCAGCACACCGAGCGCAAGAAAGACGGCTCACCGTTCTCGAAGGGATACGCATTCGTGAAATACGAGGGGATCTTTAAGCAGAGGCCTGAGTCGGGTTGGCGGGCGGAGTGGAACGAAAAGAACGCGGGACTGATTCAGGAGTATGCGGATCGGTGGGCGGAGTGGTTGGAGTATAAAACTCCGACTGTATCGGCTGAAAAATACCAAGCATATCTGGAGGATTACTTATCAGAGTGGCCAACCCTAGATGCGTTAATTGAGGCGCATTCATGAAGATAGGCAACCACGAGTTTCCTACCAAAGCAGCCGCCGAGACTTTCATCCGTGAATTGTTATCGAAGTGGAAAGGCCAGCCTTTTATCAGCGGCGATGACGCGCAGTTCGTGCAGTCTTTACTGGCGCTACACCCACGGCAGCACTTAATCATTGATTGCGGCCTCAAGCATATCAAGGTGCAGGAAATAGATAAGGGTTATCTACGGTTTCTAGCCGTCCGGGTTGACAGTTCAATCCGTGATTTCTCATGGAGAAACTGCCTGTCGCCGAAGTCGCAACGCTCACAGGTTATGAGTATTTGCAGGTCAGTGGTTGACCCTCAAATCATAGCCTTCCGTAACGACTTCTGGCGCAACCGCAAGACAGCGGATTGTCCTGTCACGTCGGAGCCAATGACTATTAGGGACTCAGACGTTGACCATGCGCCGCCGAATACCTTCGCGGTGTTGGTTGAACAATGGCTTCGGGTAGTGAGAAGCGATTTCGAGTTGATCGAGATCGAGTACCGCTCCGGATATGAGGAGCGCTCTATGTTCGCCGAAAGATGGCTAGAAGGGGATTGGTCGGAATATCACATGCAACTTGCAGAACTTAGGGTCGTCTCCCGCACAGCCAACCGATCAATTCTTCGCAGGAAGGTGGCCCATGTCTAAACTAATCGACGCCGCCCTTCACTACGCCCGCCGCGGCTGGCCGGTTCATCCGCTCAAGCCGCTCTCGAAGATTCCCGCATCGAAACACGGATGCCTAGACGCCGTGACCGATGAATCCCAGATCCGTAAATGGTGGACAGAAAACCCGCAGTACAACATCGGCCTAAAGACCGGCGTGATGTGGTTCGTCCTCGACGTCGATTCCAAGCACGCCGATGCCGCCGAGTGGCTGGAGTCGGTCAGCCTGCCGGAAACGATCACGGCGGTCACGGGTACGGACGGCCGACACTTCCTGTTTAAGTCGCCGGAGTTCGCGGTCCAGAACTCGACATCCAAGATCGGGCCGCACATCGACATCCGCGGCGTGGGTGGCTACATCGTCGCGGCGCCGTCGATCCATCCGGATACGAAGCAGGAGTATGCCTGGGACTGCCCCGACGAGTTCCCCGTAGGCCATCCGGCAAACGCTCCCGACTGGCTACTGGAGCGGCTGAAGCCTACCGGCAGTCAGCGAGTCGGGCCAGCGCCGAACATCATTCCGCATGGCCAGCAGCACACAACGCTGTTCAAGTACGCCTGCTCGATGCGGTCGAAGTACGGCATGGAGGAGGCCGAGATCCTACCAGCGCTCATCACTCTCTCAAAGCGCTGTGAAATTGTACCTCCCGAAAAAAACATCGTGAAGCTGGTGGCCGATGTCTGCAAGCGGTACGCGCCGGGGATGTCGCCGGAATACCTCGCACCACAGCAGGCTGAAACCATCGAACCCGAGTACGAATCGAGCGACGTCGAAGTCCCCGCCAAACTCACTCCGAACGCTCACGCTGACCGGTTGATGCAGCAGCATTCCTTCCTAAATCACAACGGCGTGCTCTACCAGTACAACGGCACGCACTGGGGCCAGATCGACGCCGGATCGCTTAAGCACCTGGCGCTGCGCGCCGAACCCCGGCACTCGAATATGAAGCGCCGCTCGGAAATCGCCAATCGGATCGTGGACGAATCGCGGAACGATAACGTCCGGTGGCGGAACCTAGAGAAATACGAAATCCCGCTGATGAACGGCGTGATCGACGTCCGTTCGATGTCGCTGCGCTCGCATCGCAAAACCGACTATCTGCAGTCCTGCGTCCCACATGAGTACAACTCCTCAAGCACCTGTCCGGTTTGGCAGGAGTGCCTCGATACCTACTTCGGCGGCGACATCGACCAGGAGGCGAAGCAAGACGCCCTGCAGGAGTTCTTCGGTTACTGCCTTATGCCCCACGCCACTTATAAAAAGGCCCTTCTCTGTAAGGGCGAATCGGACTGCGGGAAATCCACCATCCCGTATCTGCTGCGAGTCCTGGCCGGCCAGCAGAACTGCTGCGCGGTGGGAGTCGAGGCGATGGACGATCCGCGGAAGCGGGCGCCGCTGCGGGGCAAGCTGGTCAATCTTCTCACGGAGCTTACCTCGGACGCCATGATCGCCGATGGTGGATTCAAAACACTGGTGAGCACGGAAGAGCCGATTCTGTTCGACGAGAAGTTCCTACCTCCCGTTCTCGACGTTCCCATCGCCAAGCACGTTATCGTGACCAACGTGCTTCCGACCATCAACGACCGTTCGCGGGGTACGTTTAACCGGCTGCTCCTGATATCG